CCCAGTCGCCGCTGGAACCGATCTGCGCCTCGTCGCCGCTGGAACCGATCTTCGCCCCGTATCCGCTGGAACCGATCTTCGCCCTGTATCCGCTGGAACCGATCTGCGCCCAGTCGCCGCTGGAACCGATCTGCGCCCTGTCTTTTCTTTTACCCGGATTTTTTGCGCCTTTCACGTTGTTCATCACAAACTCCACGGAGGCATTTACCATATCGCAGATGCTCAACTTCGCCCCAATCTTGATTTTCTTCCCGCAGATTTTTGTATCATCCTCGCGTTCTTCGCTCACTTCGTCCAGTTCCACCTCGTGGAACTCGCCGTCGAGCAAATTGTAATATTCCCAGCAGTCCAGCGGGTTCTCGCACGCGTGGAATCCACTTTTGCACAATTCAGCCCGGTCAGTCTCGTAACTCTCGCCCTCCTTATACTGATAACCTCGGCATGTCATATCCTTGTTGAAACCCTTGTATGCTTTCATGCTCTCCTCCATTGATCTGCTCCATGATGGCGTAGGCCACCGGGGCGTCTTGCATTGTCACCACCCGGCCCTCGATGGCCTTGAGGATGGTGCCGTCCCTCAAAATGTGTGTGATCTCAACAGCCTTCGCAGTCATCGTCCACGTCCCGGAAGTCTCTGATCGTCTTGCCCTCATCCGCCTCCTCGTCCAGCCACTCCTCGACGGCTTTGCTGGGACCTCCGCCGTGGGTGACCCAGTAACTGCCGCACCAGAGGTACTCGTCCTGCTCATGCTTCCCGGAGCGCACCCGCCGGATCACCTGGTACCGGCCGTACTTGCTCGGCTGCCGCTCCTCACACTTGACCCACTCGCTCATATCAGTCCCTCCTTCACGTCGAAGATCGTCATCTGCGTGCCGGTCTTCTTCTCCTTTTCCTCCGCCTTCCGCCGCTCTTTGTACTCCACGTACTGCCTGCGGTAGCGGTATGAATCCCCAAAGATGCTCCACGCGGCCTTGACCACGTTCGGCTCATACGGCTCGATCATCTGGAGATCTTCCACCGCCTTGTAGGAGATCGGACAGCCGCAGCAGCCAGTGCGGGTCAGCCCGTAAACCTCATATGCATCAGAGTAGCGGATGCCGTACTTCTCCTTGTACCATGCCTTGTCCGTGTCGCTTACGTAGTAGAGCGGCCGGAGCCGGTACTGTCCCTGCGCGGTCTCTGCGAAGCACATCGCGCTGTTGGCCTCGCCCTTCCTGGGCACGGAACGCATTCCGCCCTCGTCGCGCCGCTCGCCGGTGATGACCATCTCGTAGCCTTTTTGCACGCTGTGCGCCAGCTGCTTTTTGCAGTAGTCGCAGCACTTCGCGCTGATCATGAACTGCGGCGGCGTCTCCTTCAGGAAGTCGAGCATGTACTTGCTGGAGTTGATGACCAGCTGAATGTTCGGCCTCGGCTCCCCGGCGCTGTTGCAGCAGCACAGGAAGTTGATCACGCTCTCGCAGTGCGGGTACCGCTCCCGAAGCTCCCGCCGCTTCGCTGCCTTGTCCTCCGCCCGGGCGTACTCGTCCGCGATGGTCAGCGGCACGCCCTTCTTCTGCCACTCCTCCAGTCCGGCGCTCATGATCTTGCTTACGAATGGCACACCGTGCGCACGCACCGCGTTCACGATGCCGATCTTGGGCCGCGCTGTCTCGATCTCCACGCCGTACTTCTCCGCTGTGGCCTTGACGTGGTCTTTTGTGGCCCGCATCTCCAGCCCGGTGTTGAAGAAGATGTACTTCACCGGCGCGATCCGCCCGGGATGCATCATGCGCACGCGCTCGATGCAGTCGATCAGGATGTCGCTATCACTCCCGCCGGAATAGGAGCAGATCGCCTTCGGGTGCTCGATCAGCCGCTTCGCAATGATCGAAAAAATCGCTTGAAACTTGGCGGGGGCGTCAAAATCCGCATAGTCCGGGCGGCTGGTGTAGACCGCGCTTCTGTATTCCCCCTCTTTGCCAGCCTTCATATCTTGTATCACCTCCCTTACTCCGCGTAGTCTCCCGCCAGCTCGTCCAGCGTGCAGCCCAGCACCGTCGCGATCCGCATCAGCAGCTTGATGTTTGGAGTCCGTTTCCGGCTCTCCCACAGGCTCACCGATTGCTGTGTGGTGCCCGTCCTCCGGGCCAGCTCGTCCTGGGTGATCCCCAGATCCCTCCGATATTTTTCTATTGCAGTCGTGTTTTTCGCCCCCTCATTTCTTACTACATACGTATTATACTACACCATGTTGTATCTGTTAATAACAGCAATACTACAGTTGTTTGTAGACATTATTACAAAAGTATGATAAAATACAACAGGAGGTGATATTTTGGACAGGAAAAGGTTTGTACAGGCCCGGAAAAAGCTCGGCATCACCCAGACAGACCTCGCCGAGCGCATGGACGTATCACAAGGCGCAGTTTCCGCTTGGGAACGTGGCGAGCGTGATCCGGGATCTGACATGGTTGCCAAAATGGCCGAAGTGCTCGGCGTGTCCGCCGACTGGCTGCTCGGGGCGTCGGAGGATATGGGCCAGCCCCGCGCGAACCGCGTCCCGGTGCTTGGCCGCATCCCGGCAGGAATACCCATCGACGCCATCGAGGACATCATCGACTGGGAGGACATACCCGCGTCATGGCTCGCCGGTGGTCGGGAATACTTCGCCCTTAAAGTGCGCGGAGACTCGATGTACCCAGAATACCGCAGCGGGGACGTGCTGATCCTCCGCAAAACGGAGACATGCGAAACAGGCGATGATTGCGCGGTAATGGTCAACGGCGACGAGGCCACATTCAAGCGGATCAGGCTCACCGACTCTGGCATGATCCTGCAGCCGCTCAACCCGGCATATGATCCCATCGCCTTTACGGCGGAGCAGGTCGCGGCCCTGCCCGTCCGCATCCTGGGTGTCGTGGAAGAAATGCGCCGTTCAAAGCACCGGCGCTAATATGGAGGTGCATCATGAAAAAGGTATTATGTGTTCTGCTCGTCCTCGCCCTGGTGGGCGCTGCCGCTTATGCCGCCATCGATCTCTCCGGCATGTCCTTTGAAGAACTGCTCGATCTGAAGGCGCGAGTGGACAAGGCCCTCTGGGCCTCGGATGAACTGCAAAAGGTACTTGTCCCATCCGGTGACTATGTGATAGGCGACGATATACCAGCCGGAAGGTGGACGATCTTTGTGTCCGGCTCCGATTCATCCTACGTACATATCGAGGATGAGAAAGGAGGATATGTCGATTCGTACTACCTCACAAACGGCGAACGCGCGAACGTCACGCTCAAGGATGGCTATGTGATCGAATTGAATGGGCAGATCTTCTTTACACCATATACCGGCGCTGCGCTTGGTTTCCGATAAGAAAAGGAGGTAATACCATGCTCACCTTTGTCCTTGTCGTGATCATCGTTGCGCTGATCTGGTCTGGCGTGAGCAAGATGCTGGCCGCATGGATGATCGGTGCCGCGATCGGCCTGGTGCTCACCATCGCCATCATCGTCCACTATACCCGGAAGGCCCGCCGCGCCCAGGTGCAGGATACCCGGCCCATCATCTTCATCGGAAACAAACAGACGAAGGTTTTCCATTTCACCTCATGCCGCCACGTCCAGAACATCTCAAATTATGATAGGATCGGCTTCCACAACCAGGATGAGGCGCTTGATCTTGGGTATCATGCCTGTGGCACCTGCCAGCCGCCGGAAGTGAGGATGCCTAAATGATCGCCCTGTACACCCGCGTCAGCACCCAGGAGCAGGCCCGGGAAGGCTACTCCATCGATGAGCAGGCCGCCCGGCTCAATTCCTACTGTGACGCTATGAATTGGCGCGATGTGAAGCTGTACACCGATCCCGGATACTCCGGCGGATCAACGGATCGCCCCGCCCTCCAGCAGCTCATCCGGGACGTGGAGAGCGGCATGGTGTCCCGGGTGGTGGTGTACAAGCTGGACAGGCTTTCCCGGTCGCAGCTCGATACCCTGTACCTGATCGAGCGCATTTTTCTCGCCCACAGCTGCGAGTTCGTCAGCATCTCGGAATCGTTCGACACCGGCACGCCCTTCGGCAGGGCCATGATCGGCATCCTCGCCGTATTTGCGCAGCTTGAGCGCGAACAGATCAAGGAGCGGATGACGATGGGCCGCGAGGCCCGGGCGAAGGAAGGCAAATACCACGGCGGATCATCCGCCCCAACCGGCTATGACTATACCGACGGCGAGCTGGTGGTCTATCCCCCGGAGGCCATGCAAGTGCGGGAGGTTTTCCGCCTCTATGCCTCCGGCCTGTCCCTCCGCCAGATCGCGCAGAAGTTCCTCGCCGCTGGCATCTCGCACCGGCACGGGATCTGGTCGGAGTGCACGATCCGCAAGGTGCTGCAAAACCCGGCATATATCGGTCGGATCGTCTTTTCGGGCCAAACCTATGAGGGTCACCATGAACCGATCATCGATCGGGCGCTGTTCGACGCGGTGCAGGATCGGCTCTCGGTGCGCTCGGAGCAGGCACGAAAAAAACAGGCCGTCAGCGGCAGAAACCACCTGCTGTCCGGCCTGATCTGGTGCGCACGGTGCGGTGCCCGGTATGGCGTTCACAAAACAAATTATTCGATTTATTATGCATGTTACTCGGCGATGAAGCGGAACGCCTCAATGATACGCGATCCGAATTGCAAAAATACATACTGGCGTGAGACGGAGCTTGACGCGCTCATCCTGGATCAGATCGCCAAACTCTCCACCGATCCATCGGAGCTGAAAAAAACCAGTTCGCAGCCACCTACGGATGAGCGCATGGCCATGCTGGAAGCCTCCCTCGCGGATGTCCGCCGACAGAAGGATCGCCTGCTTGATCTGTACGTCACAAAAACCGCCTTTTCCGCCGCTGAATTGCAAAACCGGGTCGATCCCCTTGCTGAACGCGAGAAACGCTTACAGGGCGAAATTGAAGCCCTCACAGCGTCCAGGGGAATGGATACAAAAAAAGCCGCGCAGATCGTCGCCACCTTCGCGGATGTCATCGCCCGCGATGTGTACGCCGAAAAGCGCAGCCTTGTAGAGTCCCTGATCGATCGTATCGAGCTGGATGGCCGATCCATAACCATCCGCTGGAAATTTTGATCATATACAAATGGTCTATCCCATTACAATGGCATGTTCCATTTGCTAAAACAGAGAGGGCGGGATCTCTCCCGCCCTCTCTTTACAGCCTGTCGCTCACCGTGGGGTTGTTGACGATGCCGAAGATCGCCAGCAGCTCGCCGATGATCGCGATGATCTTATCCGCCAGCTCGCTCGTGATGCCCCACTTTTGTAGCAGCCCGGTCATGGCCAGCACGCTCACGATCTCACCCAGCACGGCGCTCCACAGCGCCCACGATCTCATCCTGTTCTGCTTCATGCTCATGCTCCTCTCTTTTCCAGGTCATCAATCCGGTGGTTCGCCACCCGGATCTTCTCGTCCGTAACTTTTTGCGCTTCCTCAACTTTGTACATCCGATCGATCAGGTTGTTGTGCTTCGCCACCTGGTGCTCCAGCTGCTCGATCCGGTACTGCGTGAGCTTGGACGATGCCAGCACGCCCACCAGCGAGCCGATGCCAGACCCCGCCAGGCCGATCAGCGCCACCACGATCCCCTCCGGCATGCCGATCACTCTCCCTTAAGCAGCCGCTTCCAGGTCATCGGGCCGCACACTCCGTCGATCTCCAGCTCCCGCGTGGTCTGGTAGGCCGCCACCGCGATCCGCGTCGCCGGGCCGAAGTCGCCGTCCACGTCCAGCTTCTCCCCGCATATGGCATTGAGCAGCCGCTGGAGCGTCCGCACCTGCGGCCCCTTGCTGCCCTGCTTGAGCGTGTCCATCTCGTCCATCTCCTCCTGTATATCATCCGCCTGATCGGCGTATTTCCCATCGCTCAGCACCACCACCGTGTGCCCGGAGGATGGCGTCACGAGGATGTCACCACGCCGGAGGTAGTCGGGCCGCTTCTGGTACTTCGCGCCCACCATCTCGTTGAAATGCCCGGTTTTCATCAGCGCAGTCGGCTCGTTGTACGTGCGAAAGTTCCCGGTGTCGATCGCCGCATAGGCGCAGCACACCCGCACCAGCGCGGAGCAGTCCGTCTCCACATCCCTGTCCACCAGCGAGCAGTCGAAGCCCACCAGCCGGGCCGTATTGTACAGCGTATCCCGCTGATACTGGTCGTACCCGATGTGATGGTTGTCACACGCTGCCTGCATGCACCGGGCGATCATCTCCGCCCTATCCTTTTCCCGCGCCCGGAACACTCTCCACGATCCCTGTGTGTGCAGGTACCACCGCTGCGTCGACACCTCGCCGCCGGTCTGGTCGCCTGCCATGCCGCCGTGGGCCTGTCCATGCTCGTCAATACGTGCCGATCCTACATATACCGCCATCGTATCACCTCACATAGTAATATAGATATACACCAGCACCGCCAAAATGATTATTGCGTACCACATCACACAACAACACAGGCATTGACGTACCATATGCCAGCCGGGATCGCCGCATTCGCGATGATGTTTTTGCTGTACTTAACTTTGATGAGTGTTTTGAAAGTTCCGTCCGACCTAAAGGCGCACAGGTAAGCAATTGGCCCGCCCGTGGTATCATCAATATTGCCGATAGTTGCAATCGTTGCGCCCGTTGCCAAGTCCGAATTAACGGTTACAACAAAGTTAAGCGCGATCATTGGCCCGAAGCGGACGAGGTTGTTTGACGTGATTGCCACATTTGACCCCGGCATGAGGGTGGGTGATGTAATGCCAGATACGCCCGTGCCGCCTTGCGCCACCGTGACGGGGCTTTTGCTGGTGAGAACGTCATAATTCCCATCCACCGTCCGATTCGCGTCAGGCGCGGGGAAGTAGAATCGCTCAACGTTGGACGATCCCGCAGAATACTCCATGGCAAAGAGCCTGCGGTTCGACACGAGCAGGTTGAACGCCGCGAGGTTGGCCCCGCTTACCGTATCCTTGAAATACAATCTCGCGTATCCGTCCCCAGTCGAAAATACCGTTGCAGACCGAAGGTTCAACGGCCCCGTCATCGTGTCCCCGGATCGGTTGACCTTGTTGTTCTGGAGGTTGGTCACATCCTGCTGCAGCTGCTCAATACTGGGTACCACCGTGCCCTCATCCACCAGTGTGCCGTCCTGCGCCGCCTTGACGCTGCCGGTGGCGCTGTAGATGCAGGTGGTGACGTTGTTCGCCGTGACGAAGATCGTCAGGTCGAAGCGCCCGCTGATGTTGTAGCAGTCCGCCGGGAGGATCAGGCTGGCCTTGCCGCCGGAGATGGTGCCGCTCATCAAGATCGTGGTGTTGTTGGCCTCCCGGATGAACTTCGCGCTCACCGTGCCGGAGAGGGTGATCGGTAGGCCGCTCTGGGTGCAGCCGATCAAAAACTGGTGCGCTTGGGCCTCGGTGGTGAACAGGCTCCCCGGCAGCGGCTCCGTGAGGAGCGGTGCGTTCAGCTCGATAGTCCGCTCGATGATGATGTTCATTCGTCCGTCTCCTTCCTGTGTCCGCCGGGCACGCCCACATCATACACATGCCCGTCGATGATCTCCTGGTCGCCCAGGTAGTACACCTCGCCGCCCACCACCTGCTCGCCCTCCTCCGGGTGCGGGGTGGTCAGCTTCTCGATCTGTTTGCTCAGCATCTCCACTTCCTCCAGGTGCCGCTCCTGCTCCTTCTCGATGCCGCCGTCCAAGGCTTGCAGCATGCCGTATATCTCCGCCACGATCTGGCAGCTCTTTACGCCCTCCACCTTGATCTCATCCAGCAGCTTGTACATCCTCATGATCATGTCATGGTGTCCCATGTGTCCCTCCTCAGTTCGGGGCAGGCCCGCCCACGTAATAAATCGTCTTTCCGCTCGGCCCGGTTACCGATCCGGCGGTGTACGCCGTAACCACCTGCGAATTGGTCACCGCAGTCAGGTGATCCCAGTCCCACGCGCCGGAAATGTGCGCCACGAAATTCATTTTTGTGGATAGTGTGATGCTCGGCATCGTGATCGTGAGGCTGGTCAGCACATACTGCGACTGCCACGACGCGGATCTGCCGTCCAGGTCGAACGCGCCGTTTCCGATGGCCAGATGGCTGATCGTGGTGGTGTCGCCGCCCTTGCTGATCCCGCTGGTGTTGGTTTCAAGCGTCTGCACCTTCCCCTGCAGTGTGGAGATGCTGCCCGCGTTGTTCTGGTGCAGGCTGTACAGGTTCGATCCACTGGGCACGCTGCCCACTTTCCCGCCCAGCGTGCTGATGTCGCTTGCGTTGGTCGCCGTGCGGCTGTACAGGGTTTCCCCGCTGGCAAGGTTCGATATGCCTGTTTTGCTGTTGAGGGTGGAGATGCTGCTCTCCTGCCCCTGGTACAGTCCGTATAGGTTCGATCCCGCAGGCACCGCGCCCACCTTGGTGTCCACCTTGGTGATGTTGCTGTACAGGGTTTCGCCGGTGCCAAGGCTCGATATGCCGGTCTTGCTGTTTAGGTTGCTGATGCCATCGGCATTGTCCGCCGTCCTGCTGTACAATGTTTCGTTGGCCGTCAGGTGGTCGATGGCAGTCTTGATGAAGATCTTGTCGATGTCATCCACATTGCCCTCGACGGTCGTGGCGATGTTCTTGATCTCCTGCACCCGCACGCCGCTCCGGGCCGCGCCTCTCGCGCCCCTCGCCGCCTGCCGGGCCTCGCGCTCCAGCTGCGCCAGCGTGCTGGATACGCTGTCCAGCCGGTTCGCAAGCTCCACCTCCACATGCTCCGGGTCGCCCAGCAGGTCGGGGTAATTGACCGTCACCACCCGCTCAAGAATGGTCTCCCCCACGCTGGGCATGGCCACCCGCGCCAGCTTGCCCCGGTCGTACTCGTCCCAGGTGTCCCCGGTCAGCTCTGCCAGCTCGTAGCCGTCTATGCTGATCTGGATCGTCGGGGCCGCGTGGTCATCCATGTACCGCTGTACCCAGGCGCTCACGTCCGCCACGTTTTCCGTGTCGATGTCGGCGGTTTTTTCCACGATCCCATAGATGGCCTGCGCCGCCGCGTTGTTGTGGATCTGCAGCTCGGTCTGCGTCTCGGTGATCCCATCGTCCCCGGTAACCGCTGTATTCACGGACAAATACAAACGTGTGCACAGATCGTCATCATTCCGGTCGATGCCCACCGTCTGGACATTCCGCGAGAGCCGGAACTCGCACGCCGGGGAAGTCGGCAGCGCCAGGTAATTCACCGTCCACGGCGTGGTGGTGAAGTCATAAGTCAGGTAATAGCCGTTCCGCTCATCCGCCAACGCCCACAGGAGGCTGGAGAGCTGGTCGTAGTTGATGCCCTGCCGGGCATATGCGCTCGTATCCTCGCAGGTGCCCAACTGCCACCGCACCACCGTCTGCTGGGCCATGATGTTGCCCAGGAACTCGGAGACGGTGCCGTCGTAGTCCGTCTGCGCCTTGTACACTCCATCACACAGCGTGTCGATGCCGTGCCGCAGGGTCAGCACCCGCTCCCGGAGTATGCTGCGGCTGATGTTCGTCACACGGAACAGGCCCGCGCTGCCCTGGGGCGTATAGATCTCCACCCAGTCGTGGATCTTCACGTCCGCGTCCTGCTCGTCCAGGGTGATCTCCGCCGTGGAGGTCTCCCGCAGCTTCATGGACAGCGACATGGCCACCGGGTGCAATCTGGTTTTCTCGCTGAAATCGGCGTTCAGCAGTCTCGGGAGCCTCACTGCCATCTCCCCCTCGCCATCATGGTCACGGTGCAGGAAACATTCGCGGTGAAGCCCAGCTCCACCGTGCCGGGGTTGACCATCAGCTCGTCCACGCTCTGGGGCGTTCTGGAGCCGATCCGGGAGATGCCGTCCGCCATGATCTGGAGGATGCCCCGCGTGTCATACTCCACCGTCATCGTCTTTCCGCTTGGCACGCCCAGCCCGGTGAAGCTCATGCTCTGCCCGTTCGCCGTGAGCGTCAGGGTGTTGAGCGCCCCGCTGGGTGTGATCACCGCCGTGATGGGCGTCTGCGCGTTGCCTCCGGTCACCAGCGTGCCGGTGCCGCTCGTCCCGGTGCCTGTCCAGCTCCCGGTGAGCACATCCTCCCAGTACGGGCATACACTCGCGGCAAATTCCACGGTGTATACGCTGGTATAGTCCCGGATGTTGTCGCTGGCCGCCGGGGTCACCCGGTGCACGTAGATCCGCTTCTGGGGCCGGTAGGATACCTGCAGATATCCCTCCTGCGCCCAGCCGTTGACCTTGTCGATCACCCGCGCCCGCTCCGCCAGGTCGTACAATTCCCGCACGGAGAACTGGATCACGATCCGCCGGTTCCTCCTGCGCTGGTACTGCACCCGCTGGCCCACGCCGCCCAGGATGTCCGCGTACTGCGTGTCCACCTCCGGGGCTTCCTCGTCGATGCTGCGGATCAGGATGCGCTGGTCAAGGCTCCGCAGATCCCGGTTGTTGATCCACGCGTTGAGCCGTCTCTGTACTGCCATTTTTTAGCCTCCTCGCCGGGCCGCCGCCACCGTCGCGCCGATCGTCCTGTCCACGCTGGGCGCGACCATCCGGCCCACCACCGTCTTGTCCATCATGATCACCGCCGTGGTGCTTTTCCCACCGCGTGCCGCGCCGGAGATCAGCCCGCCGCCGGATACCACCGGGGCCGCGCTGGTGGCGCTCATCATGCTGGCCATCGCGTTACGCACCCGCCAGATGTTGGCCTCGATGCCGTTCGCCACGCTGGTGGCCACGTTCGCGCCCATCGTCTGGGCGGATGTCTCTGCGGGCAGGCTGCCGGATTCGATGCCCTCCGCCAGTCGCGTGGCCAGATCCGCGCCCGCCTCGATCCACTTGATGCCGTTATACTCGTCCATGGCCGTGGACAGGTCGAAGGTGTCACCCAGCACCTGCGCGATCTGATCCGCGTACTCGCTGAATACGTCCACCACGTCGCCGTAGGTCAGATCCTCCTCATATGTGTCGAGGGCCGCGTGCAGCTTGTCAAGGATGGTGGCGTATACGCTGTCACCAGCCGCCTGCACGATCTGCGGGATCTCGCTCTCCATCGCGTTGTACCCGCCGAACTTCTGCTCCGTATAGGCCCGGTCTGCCGCGTTGAATATCGCCGCGCCTGCCGCCACACCGGCAACCGGCCCCAGGAATGGAGCCGCGTCCGCCAGCGCAAAAGCGCCATCCGCAGCGCCGCCCAGCACCCTGCGCAGGAGTCCGGGTTTTGCCGTAGCCGCCGCTTGGCCCGCCGCAGATCCTCCTCCGCCGGATGCTCCCGCGATCTTCCCGGCAGCGCTGCCCACGCTGTGCCACGGGATCGCCTTCATCAACTGGAGGAACATCAGCACATTCTTGGAGATGGTCAGGCCAGCCCACGCCAGCCCCAGCGTCTTAAACGCTCCGGCCACCCATTCGCCATTGTCTCCGATCCACTTAAGCCCGGCGGTCAGTAGGTTGATCGCATTTTTTGCACGTTCGACTATTTTTGTGAACCCTTCGCCGTTTTCCCCCACAAGGCTATCGATGATCCCGGACAGCGCGTCATTGAGTCCCTGGAGCGCCGCCTGCCCTTCCTCGGTCTGCAAAAATTCATTGAACGCGTCCACGGCGGTCGCCATCGCGTCCGCCACCGTCTCAAAAGTCGGGGCAAGCTCCGCCAGCAGCGAATACTTGGTCTTGTCCAAGGTTGCCGTGAGTCGCTGATATGCGTCATCCATCGCCCCCAGCGCTTCCACGTTCTCGGCGCTCACGACGCCGACCTCGCGGCCCTCCTCCGCCATCGCCAGGTAGGCATCAGATCCCGCTTCGATCAGCGGCTTCAGCTCACGGTAACTCCGGCCCAGCAGCGTCTGGGATATCAGCTCCGCCTCAGTGGTGTCACCCATCTCCCGCAGCGCGTCGATCACGTCCCAGAACACGTCTATGGAGTCGCGCATGGTGGGCTGCAGTCCGCTGTTGTACATCGATACGCCCAGCATGCGAAACGCCTCGCCCACGTCCTTGTTGGAGGATTGCATGCCCTTGACCAGCTTGTCCTGCGAGCGGATGATCGACTCCACGTCGGTGTCGATGAACCGGGAGGCGTACTGCCAGCTCTGATATGTCTCCACATCGATGCCAGCCTGCGATGCAGCCGTGGTCAGATCGTCGGCCCACTTGCCCGCGTCCACTTCCCAGTCCCACATGGCCTTGGCTGCCCTGGCCGTGGCCTTGATCACGCCCGCGATGTGCTCCCGCACATTATCGATGGCGGCAATGGTGTTCTGGAAGTCGATTCCCTTCGCCGCTTCATCGATCTGCTCCCGGTATTCACCGGCTGCGCGTCCGGTCTCCTCGAACTTCCGGCCCTGCGAGTCAAGCCCCGCCTCCGTGTCGGTCAGCTCGTTCTGCATATTCTGGAGCCGTGTCTTCGCGTCCGCCAGCTTCCGCTGCCAGGTCTGCATCTGCTGGCTGTTCGGCTTTACGCCCAGCTCCGTCAAATCCTTTACAGCCTTCTCGGCGGCCTCGACGGCCTTCTCCTGCTCTGCAATCTGCTTGCGCAGGATCTCCGTCTTTTTCGCCTGGTATTCCTCCGCGTCACCGGTTGCCTTGAACTGCGCCTCCGCCAGCTTCTGCTCGGAGTTGAGTGTCTTTACGGCGTTCGCCGCGTCTTTCAACGCCTTATTGTATTTCTGCTCGCCTTCCAGCACGAGCCTGGCTTTCATCTCGTTCTTCCGCGCCATGTGTCCACCCTCTCGTCAGTCCTCGCACCGTGGCCGCCTGGTGCGCTTGATCCCATGCTCCTGGTCATCGTACCGCTGCCGGTAGATGTACAGATCACAAACGAAGCCGGGCGTCAGCTTTCCCATCTCGGGGAGCTTCAGCCCGGCAATCAGGCCGAAAGAGACTATCATCCGATAGCTCAACCCTCCGGCGTCTCTTTTTTTTTAATCTCATCGAGCACGACGTCCACTTCCTCGTCCTCGTTGGGTTCCTCGGTCTCCATCTTCATTCCTTCGCTGATGGCGGTGAGGATCTCGGTCTGCACCTGCGGCAGCTTGCCCAGGGTGATCCGCCGGGCGAACCAGCGCTCGTCCACGTCGATCTCCCTGCCCGCGAGGGCCTCGCCCTGCTCCGCCAGCACGTACAGCAGGGCGACCAGCTTTTGCCGGTCGCCCATCGTCTCGGTGATGCTTTTGCTGTCCAGCTTGGTCTTGAGCCTTTTCTCCATCTGGTCGATGGCGTCGAGGTTGAATACCAGCTCCCAGTCACGTCCCCCGATACTCAACATGGTATGCCTCCTTTGTCATCAGGTGATGCCCGCCTTGCCGTTCAGCCAGGTCAGCGCCGCCTCCAGGGTGTCGAACACCGCGATCCTGCGGTACTTCGCCACGCCGCTCTCGTCATTGCGTACGCCCATGATCCGCCCGGTGAAGGTCGGGGTCTGCCACTCGATGCTCTCGCCCTTGGTCTGGGCGTTCTCGGTGCTCTCGCCGAAGATCACCTTGTGGAACCAGTTCGCCTGGTAGCTCGTCGCGCCGTTCTTCCGGCGCACCCGGATGTAGCCGAAGCCGCAGTAAGGAGCGCTCTGCTCGGTCTGCTCGTACTCTGTGTTCTGGCCCACGGTCACCTGCTGCAGGCCCAGCATATACACCCGGGCCGCCTCCAGGATGTCGTCGGTGTTCAGCTCGATGGAGCCGCCGGTGATTCCGTTGTCCTCCTCCGCAATCGCGTCATCCGCGTACAGAGGGTTATCATTTCTAGTCCAGTTGATGGTGGCGCTGATCGCCTTGCCCACCACCTGGCCCGCGTTGTACGTGAGGGCCGCGCCCTCGACCTCGGTGGCGATGGTCGCCGCCACCGGGTGAAGCATGCCTACAAATGCCATGTTTCAGTCTCCTCTCACATGTTACTCAGCATCCCCAGGATGCCATTGTTTCCGCCGACCGTCGGGGCCTCCGGCACGGTGCCGGTCTCGATGTACTTCTCCCACACCTGCCGCATAGCCGGAATCGCGGTTTCTTCGCTGTATTCGTCCGCCAGATCAACCCAGCGGCTTCCCTGCAGTTTGCTCGATCCATAATGCAGGATGAACGCCTTTTCCGCGTTCCGCACGCCCTTGCGGTCTTTTCCCTGCGGGTAGATGTCGATGTACAGCGCCTCGCCGAAGGAGGACGGATACCTGGCGTATCCGATCGACTCGATCATATCCCCGGTCACCCGGTGATCCATCTCATCCGCCGCCCGTCTCCACGCCTCGCGCACGTAATACGCGCCGGTCTGGATCATGGCCTGCGCCACGTCCCCGGTCTGCTCTCCCATCCGGGTCATCTCGCGCATCACATCGTCCAGCCCGCTGGTGTCGAATCGCGCCATCAGTATCCCTCGCAGTCGTAGATGTGGTGGATGTATCCCTCGTCCACCTCATAGTCCACCAGGTGCTGGTACGCCACTCTCGGGTCTGCGTCCAGGGCCGCCCGGATCGCGTCCGCGATCTCATCGTCCTCCACTTTGGTGAACCGGTCGATCTGAAACATCCACCCGCCCTGGTGCAGATCGTCCGCCATCGTATCGAGCGCCCTTACCTCGCGCCATACGGTGTACGCGCTCGATCCCCGGTATGCGCTGTCATAGTGCCCCGCGTTGGGATCGACGCCCACCACCAGCGCCTTGATCTCGCTGATCGTCATGGCTCGATCACCTCCAGGGTCAGGTCGGTGATCTGCTCCCCGCTCTCCTCATCCATCCCATGCCAGGCCCTTGTCACCTCATATACGAGGATGGAGCCGGTCGTTTCGGCCAGCTCCACCCGATCATGGTTGTTGATGGTGCGGTTTTGCAGGATTCGCACCCGCGCGTCGTTGCGGATCTCCTCGCGGCTCTCCGTGGGCCTGCTGGGCGAGGTTTCAAAACTCAATTCGCCGTACCAGCTCTGCCAGAAAGCGACGTTCTCAAACGTCGGTTTCCCGCCAGGCTCTGCGGTGTTCTGCTTGTGGTAGATGGTGGCGATGCCCTTGTCCAGGATCACTCGCTCACCCCCTGCTGCACCCAGCGCTCGCGCCTCCGCAGCCGCAGCCAGTCCGGCATGCCGGTGTTTTTGTCGCGGTTTTGGTACTGGTATACCGCGTAGTCCACCACCAGCATCAGGTCGGCCATGCTGTCCGTCAGCACGATGCCCGTGGCCTCGATCTCCCCGATCGCCGCGTTGATCCTCGCCGTCAGGTACGTGTCCAGCGTGGTGTCCGTCGGCAATCGGTTGAGCCGCGTTTTCACCATGGCCAGCGCGGTGTCCGTGTTGACTGCCATGGTATCACCTCACTTTTTCCGGGTCTTTTTCGGTTTCTCCTCATCCTCGCGGATCAGGCCATCCTTGACCAGCGCCTCGATGTGATCCCCGGAGGGCTTGATGCCCTCCCGGGGATACGCTTCGCCCTGGTGGTAGATGGTCGCGCCCTCCGCGAAGGTACGCACCGTGATCATCAGGTGTTGGCGGTGTCGCTGGCGAATGTCATGGTGGCGTTAGGCGTCACGCCGTTGAGGCCGATCGCCACGAAGGCTTCGGCGATGGCGGGAGCGCCGTCGTACCGGGCCGTGCCCTTGAACACCGTCTGATCCTGCAGGAAGCGCACATGCTCGGAGGTGGCGAACTGCGTACCGGCACGCTCGGCCAGGGTGTACAGGTCGAAGTAGCCGCCGATGATCACGTTGTCGGGGATGAAGCTCAGCACCTCGATGATGCCGCCCACCACGGGCATGGTGGCGTTGACACCGGCCACGATCGCGCCGCCAGCGTCGATGGTCAGGGCGTTGGCGATCAGGGCGGTGTAGGTGGTCTCGTTCATGACCCAGACCTTCTCGCCCCGTGCATACTTGCCCTTGGCCGCGCCGCTGGCGGTCACAATGGCCTTGAACAGGGCCGCGTCGGTGGCGCTGGCGGGGATGCTGATGATGTTGGTGGTGTGCAGGTCAACCCACGTACGCGCGGTGGCAGGATAGCCGGTGGGCGCTTCGGTCTGCACGAGGCGGCTCACGATGCCCTGAGGCATCTTCTGGGTGCCGCTGGCGTTGCGGCCATACAGGATGGCCTTGTCCAGAGCCACGCCGATCGCCTGGCCCAGCGCGGTCATCAGCTCGGCGGCCAGGTCGAGGTCGCTGTCCTCCAGGTTTGCGTTGCACACGGCGAAGTAACCGCCCACCTTCCAGCAGTCCATCTCCAGGTCGTTGAAGCCCAGGCTCAGCTCGTTGAGGTTGGCGCAGCAGTCCGTCCACACGGCTTCGGGGACATTGCCCATGATGAGCTGCCGGGCGGTACCGGCGACCGGGCGCACGCTGACGTGGCGGTACAGCTTGGAGTAGTTGATCACGTTCTCCCGCAGCAGGCCCAGCAACACCTCGGGGATGGTCAGGCCGATGTTGGTGAGCGCCCGCTTTTCCTTGATGCAGGTGCGGATCTCGCCCAGGTAGCTCTTCACGTCCTCGCAGGTGACGTAGGTGGCCAGCTTGTCCCGGATGCTCATGCCGGGCACGACTTCACGCTTGATCATGGTGGTGTCATCCTTTCTTTCTTCCTTGTGCTCTTCCTTGGGTTCCGTCTCCTGCTCCGCTTCCTCGGCGGACAGCTCGGCCTCCAGGTCGCCGATCTGCTTCTCCAGATCAGACTTATTATCAGTCCACTGCGCGTGCTCGTTCTCGTACTGGCTCACCAGTTCTTCGATCTCGCTGCGCTGCTCGTCGTTCTCCACCTCGTCGATGGCCTTGGTCAGCTCGGCCTCGCGGGTGGCGAACTCGCTCTCCTTGGCGCGAAGGGCGTCCAGCTCCTTCTTCTTGGTGTCGATCTGCTTCTTCAGCAGCAGGGCCTTAAGTGCCATGTGTGAGCACTCCTTTCATCTTGGTTTTCCAGTCCTCCAGCCGGTGCGCGGTCATCGCGTCCCGCTGGGCCTCCCGGGCGCTGACGTTGGTCGCCTCATACGCCGGGAACGTACATACGGACACTTCGTAGAGGTTCACCTCCGTGATCCGCCAGTGGATCGAGCCGTCATCCCGGAAGTCGGTTTCCTCGCTGACGATCTCAAACCCGAAGCTGCACTGATCCACGTCGCCCCGCTTCACCCGCTCGTACAGGTTCATGGCGTCGCCATCTTTCGGATTGATGGTCACGTCTCCCCACAGTCCGTGCGAGTCCTCCCGGAGTTCCAAGGTTCCCGCCTTGTTGCGCCCCAGGACGAGCGTGGTGTTGTGGTTTGTCAGTGCGCGGATATCATTGCCAAGTGTCCGCGAAAAAGCGCCCGGCGCGATGCTTTCGCTCATGCCCGGCGCGATCTCGTAATTGGAATCGAATACGGCGAAGTACCCGCTGATGTGCGGATGCCCGTCATCCGCCTCCCGCGTCTCGAAGGCCGTTCCGATGGTTCGGATCTGCCTCATATCCCTGTCCATCTCATCATCTCCTGCTCTATGCGGGCACTGCCCACTCGTACGCTTGCCATGTCATGCCTCCTGTTAGAGTGATAGCCCGGATGCGTGTTTAACGTCCCGCCGGACAAGATTGCTATGCGCCGCCTCCTGATGTGGGGTTATTTGCCGCCGACTACCACCAGAGGGTAGCCGTCCGCAGAACTGGCTTTAAAAGTCTTGTTCTGTGCTCCAAGTATTGCGGATTCATAGGTAGCGTTATTAGTTACGTTTATGTTTTCGATACCGTACGTTAACTCATCCTGAAATACGCTTGCAACCGTGAACTGTGCATAACTACCAAAGGAGGTTCCGCCGTACAGCACCACCTGTGTGCCTTCCGCAAGCGCGTCCTTGATTTCATTCCATGTCTTGTCCAGCATGTAAATCGTACTACCACCGGCACCAGGCGTGGCCGATACGTGCAACAGCATCGCACCGCCGCCCCCGCCGGAGCCGTTGACCCACTTCCCCGCCGTGGCGTTATATACCAGCGTGTCCCCGTCCTGCGGGTTGGTAATGTCCGGGCTGAAGCCGCCGGAGCCGCCCTGTCCCATGCCTTCGCCCAGGTATTCAACCGCCCAATGTCCTAATGCCATTTTTATTGCTCCTTTCGCTTCGGGCATTTGCCCGCGTTGTCGGTCAGTATCCACCAGCCCTTACAGTCCTTGTACCTCTGAAACGGGCACAATCCGTCGATCTTGTCGCACCAGATCCGCATGCCCGCCACATACCGCCCATGTGGGCACTCGATGGTCACTTTCATCCATTTCCCACCAGCTTCTTCTGATCGCCCAGCCGATCCACCGGGAGATAGTTCTCCAGCACATGGTATTCAGTCAGCCCCGCAGGCTCCATGTGCATCCGGTCGCGCCATTCGTCGCCGTTGACGTATCCGCGATCCGCGCCCGCCAGCAGGATGTCGCTCATCGCCTTCATGTCGTAGTCCATCAGGCTCCAGAAGTTGAGCATCAGGTACCACCGGGGCGATGTGATCAGCGCCCGGGTCATCTCCTGCTGGATGGTCAGCACGATGGAGCGCACCGTGGTCTGAACGAAATTGTTCCATTCGTCCCGGTTGAACTCGCCCACGCCCAGCAAAAACGCCGGTACGCCCACCACCGACGCCACCGTGCGCTTGTCCAGCTCCACCGTGTCCTTGATGGCCAGGTCACTGAGGGTCAGCGGACGCACCTGCTCCACGGAAAACGCCTCCGCCGGGATGATCCACGGCTGTCCGGGCACCGCCGGGTTGATATAGCTGTCCAGCAGTTTCTGCCGCCCCTCGGGGCTTGCGAACTCCTCGGTGAGCGCGTCCACTTTGACGATCACGCTGGGCTTCCACTCGGATGCCATGAACGCGTTCTCCGTTTTCTGCGCCTGCTTGAGGTTCTGCGCGATGTCCCGGAGCGTCACCGTCACGCCCCTGCCCTTCCACAGATAGGTCGGGTCGGGGTTGTACACAAAGTGCATCAGGCTGTCCGGGTTCTTGGCCACGCCGTCGATCAGCACCCTGTAATTCCGGTAACTGTTGCCCACCGGCACCAGCTGCACCCGCTCCGCCGCGATCGGTTCCAGGCTCTTGAGCGTCCCCTCGTAGGTGTGCGGCATTACGATGCTGTTGCCCTTGCCGTAGAGCAGCATGTTCATGACGATGGCCGTCATCCACTGCGCCCTGGGCATATTGCCGTTGGGCGTGATGTCGATCTGCCGCGACAGCTCGTTGATGATCCGCACGTCCCCCGCGTCCGTATTGCTCATCAGGTAGATCGTCATGCTCCCGATCAGCTCCGCGATCCGCAGGCACGCCGTCTGGATCTCCGGGATGTCGCTCATCTTGGTGTATCCCGCGCAGCAGATGTCATCGTCCTTTAGCCACAGCGCCAGGCTGCCCGTCTTGGTGGGCTGTGCCCGCTGCTGCATCCTCCGCCGGTTTCTCTTGCTCATGTTTTCCCATCATCTCCCCACCAACTGCTTCCGCGCTTACTCCGCTCCATGTCCTCCAGCATCCGCACGCAGGCGAACACATCCGCGTCGAATATATCGATCCGGTGCTCCGGCTGGATCTTCTCGTACTGCACCATATCATCGGTCTTTTCGATGGCCCGCACGTTGCTCACACAATACTCATATGGCTCCGCGTCCAGGTAGTACAGGCTCTTTTCTTTGGCCTTTTTCTCGATGTGCCGGAAGCCCTCGCTCTTTTTGTAGAAGTACTGCGGCTGATCGATGATCTTGAACCCCGCAGCCTTCATGCCCACAAAATACTCCCGGCAGAATTTCCTATCGTGGCCCACTTGCTTGATCTTGAAGCCCCGCGCCTTCATCGTCTGGAACCACTTCACCACCGCCATGTGGTCATTGGTCGGCGCGTTGCACATGTCCAGCCAGCCCTCGTCGCGCCAGCCGAACAGCGGGATCTCGTCCTTGTTGGCCTTCTCCGTCGCGGCGACGATCGGGAACCACGCATGCGGGATCACGATGTCGATGCCCTTGTACTGCCCATGCAGCACCGCCGCTGTCAGGTCGTGCAGCTTGGACAGGTCGGCCCCGCCGTACCAGTCGATTCCCAGCCGTGCCAGCCGCTTGAGCTTCTCGTCCGTGCTCCATGCCGGGTCGATGCCCAGCTCCTTCCCCGCCGCCTCGTTGCTCCGCCTAAATTCGTCGATGTTGAAATAAGCGTTCATCGCGCTGGTGAACACATTGAGGCTTTTCGCGAGGAAGTTCTTCCGCTGCTGCGGGTCGTTCTGGGCCTGCACCGCCTCGTTCATGATGTCCTCCGCCCGGATCGTCACCCCGTAATTCGGGTTCGCCTTCTGGTGCTGGATCGGGTCGGTGAAGTCCACGTTCCCGCTCTCGTCCTTGTCCGCGCAGCACAAAAAGATGAAATACTGGTCATCCTTCACCGTGCCCCGCAATACCTTCCGGCAGTATTCCACCCTCTGGGCGCAGAACCCGGTGCCGTTGTCGCCCGCCGTGGTGATGATCATGGCCAGCTTATTCGTGTACGCCTTGCCCGCCTCTTTCAATACGTTGTACTGCACCGGCGACTTGTAGGCGTGCACCTCGTCGGCGATGATATACGGCGCATTGAAGGAGTCTTGCTTGTCCGGGTTGCCCGGCAGCGCGTGCAGCGCGATCGAGCCTCCCATGATGTTGCCGTTGCTGATCGAGTGGCCCATGCTGCTGTCCAGTATGCGCCAGCCGTCCGCCTCGGCGTCTTTCCTGCCGTCGTACAGGCTGTTTTCCAGCACATACTGCCAGTCTGAAAAGGTTTCCATGGCCTGCTTGAGCGCCGCGCCCACTACATAGCACACCGCCCCGCTTTTCCTGGACAGGATGGTCAGCGCCCAGGCCAGCGCCGCCACCAAAATAGTTTTCCCGTTCTTCCTGGGGAGGAAGACGAAAGCCTCTTTTACAAGCCGTTCCGTGGTGTCGCGCAGGTAGAAGATCATGATGCCGTAGATCACAAACTTCTCCCACGGCTCCAGCAACAGCGGCTTTCCCCGCAATGGGTGCCCGTCCAGGCTCTCACCCTGGCGGTGCTTGAAGGTGGCCTCGATCAGGCCGATCACGAAGTCCGCCTCTTTGGTGGAGATGGTCAGGTCATCCCGCGCCAGGAAACGCAAAAACCGTATGCATCCCAGCATACGGTCGATCCCCGCCACGATCTCGCCACAGGCCACCCCGGTGGCGTACTCCATGACCTCCTTGGCGTATTTGCCCTCGATGTGCTCCGGCAGTTTCTCTCCGGTTGGCGTGATGATCCACCCGCCCTCGCGTCGGCACATCGCCGCGAGTTCCTCCTGCGTGTGTGTCATCCGTTACCCCTCCAGCAGCCGCAGCGCGTTCTCCAGGCCGCTCGCCTTTTTCCGCTTGAGCGCTTCCTCGTTGATCCGCTTGAGCGCCGCCGGTGTCAGCCCCAGCTCCCGCTCGTATGTGAGCGCCTGATCGTAGAGCAGATCGATCTCAACGAGGAAAGGGTTCCGCACCGCGTTTTTCTCCTTGGCCTTGTTGGTGTGCGTGATGATCGCGTGGCCTCCGGTGCGCTCAAACTCCTCCTCCACCGCATCGATCCGCACATAGATCTTTGCGAGGCGTTTCTGCGTCCGGGCAAATTCATCCCGCCAGACGTTCAATGCCTCGCACTTTCGTTTGATCTCTTCCGCGTATCCGGCCTCCGTCACCGGTCTGAACCCCCTTTCCTTGAAATCGCCTCGCGTGTGCTCGCCCTA